ATCTGACGCCGCATACGGCACAATCAAATCTTCAGCCGGAACAAACTTGGACACAGCGCGTTGCCGTGTCGGATCAAAGTAAACCTTCTTGAACGTCGAACCAGTAATCGGCAAATAGAACAGCATCTGATCCGTGTCCTGATCAAACTCCTCCATCACCTCAGTGATCTGGTAGTTCATAAAGTCCTTGACACGCTGGGCCTGATCCTCAACCTCCCGTGTCTGAATACCCAAAATCTGCGTCTTAACAGGACCACCCGGTGGTAACATCTCTTTGTATGCCTGCGCCTGAAACTGCGTTACAGCCTCTGACAAAAGCGGATGTGTTACACCAGAAGCACCAAGAAACGGCTGATTGCGCTCCTGATAATTAATCCCAAGTAACCCCAAACCCTTGGCAATCGCCTCCTCCCAATCCTCACGGGAAGACTTGTCCTCATCAATGCTATGACCAAGTTCCGAGGACAAAGAGCCTAGGACCGAGTCACTAAGAACTTCAGCCAAGTTAGCATTGTGGTCATACTCTTCAGCTACAACCTCAACACTCTCCTCCTCACCCGCAAGCATAATGTTCGGCGGGAGTTGGTCCTCGGTCATAGGGACTTGAACCTCGGTCATTTGTTCTTCCATAGTCATGCCGGGGCCACCAGCGCCCATTGCAGACTCAACCATCTGAGGAGGTAATGCCATTAAAATGTTCCTTTAAATCTCTGTGGACGGGCAATGGGACTAAAGCCGCGTACCGTACCGCCGTTGGCTCTCTTTACTGGGTCCTTGGTGATACGCTCCCACTGCTTGTCGGTAAGCTGGCTAATATCACGCTGGGCAATCTCCTTGATTTCTTTCAAGGTACGCCCGTCAATAACCTCTTCCTTGTCACCAGCCACTAGAAAGTCCCCTTAAACGTACCACCACGAGCTTTCTTGTGGTACCCCCCACATGCTTTCTTGACAGCCTTGGCCTGATCCTTCTTCAACTGAGCAATCAGCTTGTCCAGATCTTTTATGTCCGCCGTTGTAATATCTATTTTCTTGGTCTGAGGTTCTTTGCTTGACATCAATAATACTCTCTTGCTTTACGAGGAGGATCATCCTCAAACTCTTCTCCACGCAGATTGATGAAACCACCCTGACGAAATCTCATCAGAGCCATTGTCATACTATCACAGAAGTCATCATGATCGCCATTAGGAAATGATGCGACCTCTTCTATAACTTCATCTGCAAATTTCTCCCCAGAAGGATACCACACTTTGCCCGATTCAAAAATAGGCGAGACCATATGCATGCGCGTTGTTTTATCCATACCGCCACCCCCGCGCTTACGACCGGGAGCAAAGGTAGCCACAGGGAGGTTCAGTAACCGGAGTTCGTCTGCCAGTGGTGTACCAGAAGCCTTGGCCTCAATCAACATCAACTCAGGCTCCCAATAGTCATATTCTTCCTGAGCAATGGACTTTAGCTCAGGAAAGTTCCAACGCCCCTTCTTTGCATCTAACAAAATAAGATGCTGGTCCCCGTTTCTGTGTGGCTGAAACACGCCCCACGTTGTGATTGCAGAATAGTCAGCAGTTTCTTTTTTCGAGTACGCCGTATCATAAGACTGAATTACATAGTCCAACTCAGGCACATCGTCTTCCTGCCACTCCTGCCACCACTCGCGCTTGACCATCGCGGTTTCTTCTGATGTAGGATTTTGTTGCCACTGCGCGTTCCACTTTCCTACGGATAGCGAAGCTTTGACCTTCAGTAGCTCATCTTTTTTCCAGAATTCAGGCCATAATGGTTCCCCCGAAGGCAAAATTGCAGGGAATTCTACTACCTCCCACTGGTCAGCCATCAGGTCTTTTTGCTGGGCTTGCAGTAACCTCCCGGTAATATCCTTCTTTGACCACCGGGTTTGAACAATAATAATGGAGCCGCCCGGCTGCAAACGCTGACGAGGGCCAGATGTGTACCACTCCCACGCATTATCATAAGCAGTCGAGGATAAAGCATCTTGTTCCGAGTG